GATATAAAAGAAAAGGTAAAGAATGCAGAAGATAGAATCAAGGAATTAGAGTTCCTGATTAAAGAATGGAAAAAAACACTACCAAAGGAAAAAACTAATGCTGACTAGACAAGTTGAGAGTTCTCTTAGGAACGCACAAGAGGACTTACGTGAGGCACTTGCGTTTGCTGCACGTACTGAGAAACCATGGGTTAGTAAGCACATTGCCGATATGTTAGCTAATATTGATAATGTGGTAGATGCTGATCAACTTCTATCTGACGTTGAAACTTTTATGGGGGATGAAGAATGATATTCCTTTCTAAACCATCAGTGTATAACTTACCTGGTACATGGGAGAAACAACCTGACGTTTTAATCAAGCACTTAAATTTAACACCAGATCAAGGATTGATTTTATTCTTTGGTTTATTATTAGGTACTTTAGTTGCATATGGAATTTACACTACGTTTGGAGCAGGTAAAAAGAATCTGAAAGATCAGATAGACGAGCATTCAAAGATGCATGAGTTAGGAATTGCACATGGGCACAAACCGAAAAGGTAAAATAGTTTAAATAAACTTATACTATTGAGTGGTTTTTATAAAATGGAACCACCTTTTCCACAGTACCCTAATTATATGAACGGACGACTTAAAAAGATAGACATGGAATCTCGTCTCCTGAGGATTAAGGAGGGGATTACCAATGATTGGTATCCTAAATGGGATTCTAAAGAAAGGTGGGCAGCACAACAGGCATTGAATGATGCCTTAGATGTGCTTGACGAATACAACTACTAATATGACAGAAGATAAAATTAGAACACTATGTTATACTAAAGAAGAAATAGATGCAATGATTGCCGAAGCTGTTGAAGAAGCACGGAGAATTGATGAAGCATCTATGGCGAAGCATAACAGAGAAGCAACTATTATTAGTATGATTCTAGGGTTTACTACTTTAGCGTTGTTTGTTGATGGGTTATTAAGAATCTTAGGTATCATCCCACCATTCATGCATATAGATGTTAACATTATAGAGAAGATTGCTGATAAAGTAGAAACTGACGTAATTGATAAAATCAAACAAGTTCCAATTCAAAAAATATTTAACCGATGACCTTTTTAATAGCAATAATGTCATTTGCAAACTTTGTATTCTATCCTTTAGTGGTAGGATCAATCATTGCTGTGATTATAGAACAGATACTTAGATCAAAGGGTAGTGAAGACGATCCCATTGCAGTAAGAAATGTTGCACTCTCTATGGGTGTGAGAAAGTATCTCATCAGACAAGCATGGTTGTTTAACATCATATGGTTTGTTGGGTACCTCATTCTTATGTTGACTATAGGCAGACAGCAACCAGCTGCAATGCCTGATATGTTATGGCAAGGTTAATCTATGGGACAAATTAATACACACCATGTTAGGAAGTATCTTCCTATTTTTGATACTATTATAGACGGTCATGAAAAAATTAACGTCTACCTGAAGGCAGTTTTAGAAGAGTATAAGCAAAAATACCCAGAAAGTAACACGAGTAACGTTAAGGCATGGCATAGTGAGTGGAAAACCCATGAAATTATGTCTCCTCATCTTGATAATTTTGTAAAATCTCTTACAGATGCTGTTAATTTTGTTGCTCAAGGGTATTTCCCTAAGTGTAATGCTGAATGGGTATGCAGAAACTTTTGGTTTGCTGATTATAAAGAAGGTGATTACACCGTTGCACATGATCATTGGCCATCTGCATTCGCAGTTTCTTATTATGTTGATCTAGATGAGGATCCTTCGTCTATAGTATTTGAACGTAGTGAGAAAGCTGCTGGTATATTTGATCAAGAATTGTGTTTAAAACCACAAGTTGGTCAACTTATGATCTGGCCATCTACTTTAGTGCATGAAGTTCCTCCTGTAAAAGGAAAAAGACTTGTTGTTTCTGCAAATTTTGACTTATTAAGACATGCTTGATTACAAAACTGCTGGTGTTGACATAGATGCTGGTAATAATTTTGTTACTGACATTAAAGATATCATAAAATCCACTCATAGACCTGAAGTTATGGGTGGATTTGGTGGTTTTAATGGAATGATGAGAATACCAGAGGGGTATAATAAACCTATTTTGGTATCTGGTACTGATGGAGTAGGTAACAAAGGGTATCTTACAGCATTAGGTGCAACTGGTAATCCAGATGTTATGAAAGATGTAGGACAAGACCTAGTTGCTATGTGTGTCAATGATGTGATTACATGTGGTGCAGAACCTCTTTACTTCTTAGACTATATCAAATGTAATACAATCAATCCAGAACTCCTCAAACCGCTTGTAGAGGGCATAGGTGATGCATGTAAAGAAGCAGGTTGTACACTACTTGGAGGAGAAACAGCAGAACATGGTCAACGTCCTGGAGATCCAGATCATTTAGAGCTTGCTGGTTTCTGTACTGGTGTTGTAGAAGAAGAAAATATTATAGATGGTAGAGATATAAAGAAAGGAGATAAGATAATTGGTATTGAAAGCAGTGGTTTACACTGTAATGGGTTTAGTCTGGTTAGGTATCTTACATTTCGTCATAAATTATTTCTAAGTGAACACCCTGAAATACTTGCTCCTACTAAAATCTATGCTAGACTAGTAGAAAAGTTAATAGATAACATACCTGTTCTTGGTATGGCAAACATTACAGGAGGTGGACTTGTGGAAAACCTCCCCAGATGCCTTCCAAAGGGTCTCAGAGCAGAGGTAGACTATACAGCATGGAAACGTCCTGAAATCTTTAATGTCATCCAGAACGCTGGAGAGATAGAGGAAGAAGAGATGAAGAGAGTTTTTAACTTAGGCATAGGTTATTGCTTGATTGTTCCACCTGATGTAGTTAATGATACACTCTATGTTCTTAGAGCTTACGATTCTTTAGTGGAATCATTTGATTCATTTGTTATAGGAGAAATACAATGATTTTCTTTTCTGTTATACTTTCACTATTTGCCAATCACTTACCAGTGATGTACGTTCAAGTACCTCAGTGGGCAGATGACTGGGCAGTGTGTGCTATAGATGTACCTGATGCTAAGTGTCACTGGTATGTTATGTCACCTGACAATACATTTGGTGAAGGGTTTGACTGGGAAGAAGCACCATGGTTTGATGTTAATGGTCTTAATGACATAGCACCCATACAAAAAGAAACTGTAGTAGAGAAATTACAAAAACAATGATTATAAAAGGAAAAGTGAAAACAGTATTTTCTACTGATAAGGAAGATCAAGTTCTTATCCAGTATGAAGATAAAGTTACTGCAGGTAACGGTAAAAAAGAATTACATATAGAAGGCAAAGGTGAGGTCTGTTGTCAGATATCTACTGTCTTGTTTAAGATGTTAGAGATACGAGCAGTAAAGACACATTACATTAATATGCCTACTCATAAGGCAATGACCTGTAAGAAGGTTGATATTATTCCTATTGAGGTTGTAGTTAGAAATATAGCTGCTGGTTCTATCTGTAGAGATACTACAATTGAAGAAGGTACTAAATTTGAACATCCTGTAGTAGAATACTATCTTAAGGATGATGAGAAGGATGATCCTTTATTAACATACCGTAGAATTAACCTAATGGGTTATGGTAAAGAACTCAAAGAGTTTGAATACCGTGCTCAATGGATTAATAAGGAATTAAAAAAGATATTCCACCAAATGAGTTTAGACCTTATAGATTTTAAATTAGAATTTGGATATGATGCTAAAGGCAATTTAATCTTAGCTGATGAACTATCACCTGACGGAATGCGACTCTGGTCACAGGGTAACTCAGTGAGTTATGATAAAGACATTTTTAGAAAAGATGGTGATGGTGAAAAAATGCTAGAAAGATATAGAGAGATTCTTGGTAGTCTTCTTCAAATTCACACTCGTGATCTAGATGCATATAATGAGAGAACCATGAAACCAGAATACGAGCAACCAATTAGAGGTCCAATTTAATGTATATTGCATTACCACCAGAATTGCATGTAAAGGACAGTCCTATTGCAGGACAAGGACTATTTGCTAAAGAAGATATAGATGCCATGATGTATCTTGGTGTCTCTCATGTTCTATATTGTGATGAAATTATTAGAACTCCTTTAGGTGGGTTTATAAACCATAGTGAAGATCCTAACTGTGTAAAATGGCATGAGGGGGATATCTATCACATGAAGACAATTAAGCCTATTAAGAAGGGAGAAGAGTTATTTTTGAAGTATACTTTCTATAGTGTAGATAAATAGAAACAGCCTATGCTGTGTCTAAATGCCAACCTTCCAGACGTTTAAAGATTTAAGCGTCACATTTAAGAAACACCCTATCACTGATGATCTTGTCACAGTGAAAGATAAAGCTGCGATTGTACAAGCAATTACAGGGTTACTTCTTACTAGGAAAGGTGAAAGACCATTTCAACCCAACTTGGGATCTGGTATACAGAATCTTTTGTTTGAACCACTTGATTATGGATCTGCTGGTATTCTTAAATCTGAGGTTGCGAATGTTTTAAATCAATATGAACCACGTATTGAAGTTGATTCTATTCGCTGTGAACCTGATTTTGATAACAACGGATATGAAGTAGAAGTATCTTACACTATTATTGGTAGAGATGACGCACCCATAGCTGTAGAATTCTTCTTAGAGCGTACACGATAATGCCTTATACTCAGGTTGCCAATTTAGACTTTGAGGATATCAAAGTTGCCCTTAAAGAATACCTAAGGGCACAGTCAGATTTTACTGATTATGATTTTGAAGGATCGGCACTAGCAACTCTTGTAGACACACTTGCCTACAATACGTATTATACGGCGTTTAATACTAATATGGTAGTCAATGAACTATTCATTGATTCTGCCACTCTTAGAGACAATGTAGTAGCAATAGCAAAGCAGTTAGGATATAGACCAAAATCTGCTACGTCTCCTACAGCATATGTTTCGTTTACAGTAAATTATTCAAACCCAACAAGTGATACAGAGTTATTACTTAA